CGTGGTTCTCCCGCGAGTACGGTTCCGCACCCGTGCATCCTGCGATACAGCAAGCCGTAACCCTAGCACCACCCGCAGACTGGCATCTGCTTGTACTCGAACACCCGCACGCTGCTGACTCTGACCCATCACGCATCGCATACACAAGGTCAGACGCACACGGCGAGGCCGACAGGCAGACGGTGACATCCGTTGGCAAGTATCTTGCCCGTCACTTCCCTACCCTTGCTGACCATCGCATACGTGACATCGTCATGCGCCACGGTGCTAACCGCTTCGAGATGTGGGATACAGTATCCAAGATCGTACACGCTGTGCAAGAGGGTCCGCACTCATGCATGTGCTGGCGTGACCATGACCCCAACGACACCCACCCCTACGAGACGTATGACCCCAAGTATGGCTGGCGTATTGCTGTGCGGCTTGACAGCAGCAGCCTGATTACTGCGCGGTGCTTGGTCAACATCGAGAGCAAGACGTTCGTGCGTTCCTACACACGCAAGGATGGTGGCTACTCGCACAGCGATGAGGCTATCGAGGTGTGGCTACGTGACAAGGGCTTTGAGAAGTCCTGTGATTGGGTAGGTCTCAAGCTGGCCAAGATAACCGAGGGCAGGCATGACGATGACTTCTGGGCGCCGTACATTGACGGTGACTGCAAGCTTGTCTCTGACAGGGGCAACTACCTGATGATTACCAACGATGGTGAGTACGACTGCTCTCGTACGGACGGTCATGCAGACGGCTCATCGAACTACTCATGTTGTGACTGCGGTGAACGGCACTACGAAGATGATATGTACAGCATCGGGTATCACGCTGAGAGTCAAGTCGGTCCGTGCTGTATCGACAGCTATACGCGAGTGCTTGGTCGTAACAACGACGAGTACTACATACCAGAGAACGATGCGGTGTATGTCGAGTCACAAGATACACACTACGACCCTGACTACCTTGATCGTTACGACATCGTTGAGCTTGACTGCGGTGACTATGTCGAGCGGGACAATGCGGTTTACCTTGAAGCCCGTGACATCTGGGTTGCGAGTGATGACGACTGCTGGATACATTGCACTCACTCATGTACAACCGAGCACGTAGATGACTGCGTTGAGTTAGAGAATGGTGACTGGGCGCTTGAGTCTGACGCATGGCAGTGTGACCACGACAAGAAGTGGTACTTGTGCGATGAGGTAACGGCGTTCGACACTGACTGCGGCTTGGCTGTACACCCTGACCATGCACACGAGTACATCACAATCAAAGAGGAGAACTAATCATGAGAGCAACTAACATACTGGGCAAGATTCTTAACACCGCCCTCTCAACCAAACGCCCACACGGGTCAGCAACTAACGTCAGGTTCACACAATGGTTGCGTGAGCAACTGCCTCTCGACTTGAACAAGGCTGCGTTCTATGACGGTGCAGGTAACCTTCACGTGGACAACCGAAGCCAAGCATCACACAAAACCCTCTTCGTAGCACACGTGGACACGGTGCATCGTAACGAAGGCAAGAACAAGATCACCAAGACCAAGACACATTGGAAAGCTAAGGGTGACGTACTAGGTGCGGATGACGGTGCAGGTGTTGCGCTGTTGATGCATTTAATCTGGGGTGGTGTGCGTGGCTACTACATCTTCACGCAAGGTGAGGAGCGCGGTGGTGTGGGGGCTAGATACTTAGCCGAAAAGCAGGTTGAGTTATTACGTGAGTTCGACAGAGCTATTGCGTTCGACAGGCGTGGTATTGACAGCGTCATCACGCATCAGGGTTGGGGTCGCTGCTGTTCTGATACGTTCGGCTCTGCCTTGGCTGACGCGCTGATGAATGGGCATGACAACCTGATGATGTTAAACGATGACACGGGCGTGTACACCGATACCGCAGAGTTTACCGACATCATTCCCGAGTGTACCAACATCAGCGTGGGCTATGCCCGTGAGCATACGCAAGAGGAGAGCCTTGACCTTGTGTACTACAACAACCTTGCTGCTGCGGTGTTGACGGTTGATTGGGACGGCTTGCCTGTTGAGCGTGACCCATCGGTGGTAGAACCCATGCAAGACGTAGGTACTTGGTGGCAGAGCTACAAGACCACGAGCCAGTACGCCTATGACCCCACTGATGCCGAGCCTGACTACAGACGCGAGGATGCTATCGATGCCGTGCTCGATGCGCAGTATGGGCACTACGATGCGCTGGCCAATATGGTTGCCGAGTCTATCTGGCCTGACGATACAGGGCTGGCGCTACGGCATATGAACTTCAAGGGTCTCAAGCCTTCGTCACTTGACTGGGCGCTTGAGTGTCTGGAGCATGGCGAGGATGTGGACTTAATACTCGACTCGCTGTTTGATGAGTTGCACTTTGCATGATTGTGTAATGGGGTCATGGTGACCCCTTTTTTAAAAGGAGAAGTAAATGAATAAGTTAAGAACCCATGCAGGTAAATTCGAAGTGGTACTCAACCCCGAAGAAAACTTCGGGTACTTCGAGCACGAGGACTACGGCGATGAGTGGGGTGGTGGGCTGTGGTTCGAGGGCAAGCATCTGGTTGACTACGATGGTGTGTATGAGTTGCCAAGCGAAGTCATTGCAGGTATTCGTGAACTGGGTTACATCGTAGCCCAAGAGTTTGAATAGGAGACGAAGATGCACTTAGAAGATAGCGAGATAGCGATGCTGCTTGCAGCAGTATGGGGTGCGGTCATCGGTACAGTGGTGGCCGTGTTGTTCTTTCTTTTTGTGGGGGTGTGAGATGGATGACAATGACTGGGATGAGGATGCACTGCTGACGATCTTCTGTGTGGTATGCCTCATAGGGCTACTGTTCTTTGTGTTCTTAGGTATCTTGTAGGCGAAGTGCGCACTTACCTATTGACACACTACCCGTAGTAATTTAAGTTCTAATTTCCTTTAACCCCATCTGGAGGGACTATGCACGACAACACATTAGACAAGCAGTTCACAGAGAAGCCGCGCATCACGCCATACGACACAGGCAAGATCAAGATCGGCGTGTACTACGAACCACCACGCCCAGTGCAGGATGAAGATGAGATCGCACTGCAAGATGCATTACTAGGCGGGGAGTGGAGACCCACTGCGGCAGCTAAAACAAACTGGCAGATGGTTGCCTTGGCCGTAGGGGGCATCATCATTTACGTACTCGGTATGTCACTTATGTTGAGGTAATCATGTCCAACTTAGCCACTGCATTACAAATCGCACTAGCCAAAAAAACTGAACAGGAGAAGCAAATGCAAACACGTACAACTACACCAGAAGACATCAAGCATATCGTCAACGCTTGGGCGAAGGATGACCCACGGGAAGACGCAAGACCCGCGCTGCCCCATGCATTCAAACCCACCAACAACGTCAGCCGTGAGACGTTCAATGCGGTGCGAGACAACCCACGACTGCAACACAAAGACATCGCCCGTATGCTGGCCAACCGTGGGTTCAATGCAGCTTCCATAGGTTCACTGCTCACGCAGATGTACCACTGCGGTATGGTCACAAGGGATGACAACGGGCGCTACACCGCACTACAACCTGAGTACACGCCGATCAAGGCAAGCAAGAAAAAGAAAGTGGCTGTGCCCGCAATCAAGAAGAAACAAACGAAGGCAGGCATCGCCGCGCTAGACACGCAGGATGGCGTGGAGAAGAAGCTGGTGACCATAACCAGACGCACAGAGCCAGCCCCTGCCTTTGACCCAGAGCAACTACTATCAACACTTTCTTTCTCGCAGGTCATGGCGCTGTACAAACGCATCAAGGCCATGGTGGGAGAGGCATGATGCGCTTCTGGGTCTATGATGACGAGGGGGTTTTGTTTCGCAAGTTTCATGACCGGCATGAGGCAGAGAAATTTGTCCAGCCGGGCTGGAAGCTTGTGACCAAGGCCAAGGAGAAAGAAGTTAAACCAACCGAAGCCACACATGGGAGGGCACTCTGGTGAACATACGAAAGAAACCCACGCTAAAAGAACTCGCAGACTACCTTGAGGACAATGCGCGTAGTGACATAGATACCGAAGCAGCCGCTGCACTGCGCAAGTACTCAGTGCTATCCAAAGTGGCGCATGACATGGTCATGGCTAACACACACGACAGCAGCAGGTCTGCTTACTTAGAAATGGTTGACTTAATAAAGGGGAAGAAAGAATGAAAGCGTTTCCAACACCATCAAACCAAAACGAACAAGGCATGGACTTGCGCGATTACTTTGCGACAGCAGCGTTGCCTGTGGCGTTTAATATGGTCAAAGAAGTACACGCTATCTACCATAAGGAGTACGAGTGGGATTACGAAGACGATTGTGAAAACATAGCAGACGTAGCGTATTGCTTTGCGGATGCAATGATGAAAGCGAGGGCAGAATAATGAGTGAAATACGTACATCACGACAGTTCATCGTGGACTTTGTTGAGAAGAACAAAGAACTCATGGGCGGTATCGAAGCGGTGCAGACGTTGGACGGGAGAACCATAGACCTGAACAACATGACCGATGACGAAGCCAAAGAAGCGGCTGAGATGTTCATGACGGTGGGTAGCCCTACGCGCTTCGGTGCGCTAATTAAATGAAGTGGGCAACGGCAATAGCCGTGGCGTTCTATGTCAGCGTTGCGTTGTTCTCTGTGTACTGGGGACATCGTGCGCTGACGCAGCCCCCGAAGCTACCTTGCGGTGTATCGGAGATCAGCCCGGACTTTGATAACGCACAGCGTGAGCAGTGCAGACAGATGAGAGGACATAAATTATGAATGAGATCGCTTTGTATAACTTGACGTTCGCGCTGCCTACTTGTGCGGTATGCAACAAGCCAGTGGAGAAGATGGAGTCCATGTACCTGATGGATTATGACGGCAAGCTGTTCAGGGCGCACTGTCACGGCAAGACAGAAGACTACATTCTTGGGGCTTACACAATGCTGGATGCCATAGAGATTACATTCGGCAAAGCGTTTGATGTGCCGCAGATAGAAAGGAACCACCCATGAAGTGTCCAAGTTGTGCCAACAGTAAGATCGTTACCTATGACACGCGGCGTATCAACGATATGGTAGTGCGTAAGCGCAGATGTCTGGCTTGTGATGAGCGGTTCTACACGCTTGAGCAGTACATGTCGGAAGAAGAACTGGAAGAAGTCCAACAATTAAGGAGAAAGCAAATACACGATGACCCCCGAAGCGAAAGTCAAAGCGAAGGTGAAGAAGCTGCTTGATGAGCTTCGCATTTACTACTTCTTCCCTGCTACGCATGGGTATGGGCGCTCTGGAGTACCTGACATTGTTGGGTGCTTCATGGGTTTGTTCGTGGCCATCGAGTGCAAGGCAGGGAAGGGGCAGCTTACGGCTTTACAAGAACGCGAGATCGAAAGTATTAAAGAAGCCGGGGGCTTCGCTTTCGTTGCCCGTGAAGACAACACAGATGAGCTAAGGAGGTTATTAACATGTCTGATCCAAGAGCTTTTGCCAAGCGACTAGCGGAGATGAGTGAAGACGACAGAGAACACTTTCGTAATCTGATCGAAGCACTGGCAAAGTGTTACGGCAAAGATGCAGCACAGGGGGTGGTGATAATCTCGCTGCCCGGTAGCCCGGTGAATGAAGTTATATCACTCAACGCAACCGACATGGAGACGCACAACTTAATCAAGTCAGTCGAAAATTACTTTGTGTTTGTAAACACCATGGATGCACCACCAAAAGCGCAGTTCAACTAAAACAAGGAGAAGCAAATGACTGAAGAATTTAATAAGTGGTGGAACACTGACGGGCTTGTCGAAGACAACCCCTACGCACGAGACACCCCTGTGTACTGGGCATGGGAAGGATGGCAAGCGGCACACGAGCAAACGATCTGCGCCAACTGCGCCAAAGAAATATACAACTGCGCCAGATGCGGCGAAAAGAATCCGGCTGAGATACATACGTGTACACCACAGGATACGGTCTTGCTATCGTATTGGCAAGAGGAGGCGCGGCGTTACTGTGAAAATGCAGAGTATTGGCGTAGCAAGGCGCAGCCTGAAACGGACATCGTTCAAGACGCTGTTGTATACGGCACAGGCATCACCAAGGAGGGCAAGCGCATTGACCCTGCCAGCATTTACAAAGAGCGCGAATGGCAGGGGCTGACGGATGAGGAAATAGAAGAAATACTGGACTGCGGCAGGTCTAATCTAGTCAACATTAAAAAAGCAGAGCAAAAGTTGAAGGAAAAGAACACATGATAGACGCTAGGAAATTACAGTACTACACGATGGCGCACCGGATGCGTGGTTTTGCCGAGGGGCTGGATGAATACAAGCACGAAGCATTGATACACATGCTGATGGCTTCAGCGGAGATGTTAGAAGAAGCATGGGATGAGTACAACTCAACCTTACCACCAGACCAACAGATAGGAAGCTAAGTGAGTAAACCATACGAACGAATCATCGTACTTGACTTCGAGACTGCATGGGGGCGGGCTGTGAAGCTGGGCTTCTCTTGCCAGACCAACGAAGAGTACTTGCGTGACCCACGCTTCAAAGCATGGGGCTTGTGTTGGAAGGACTATGGTGACCCGCTACCTGCCACATGGATACGTGGCCGTGACATCGCAGAGTGGGCGAAAAGTATTGACTGGAGCAAGACCGCAGTCATCGCTCAGAACGCGCTGTTTGATGTGTCCATACTGGCATGGGTGTACGGCTGTCACCCTGCGTTTATCTTCGACACGCTGTCCATGGGTCGTGCTGTGCGTGGTGTCGAGGCTGGCAACAGCTTGAAGAAGATGGCAGAGGACTTCGGTCTTGAGGCCAAGGGGCAGGGGTTAGCTTCGTCAGAGAACTACCTTGACGAGTTACCGTTCCACGTTGAGCAGGAGTTGGCGGACTACTGCCGCCATGATGTGTACCTGTGCGAAGAAATCTTTAAGCGTTTAGTTAACGGCTATCCTGCGTCCGAGTTACGGCTGATCGACATGACACTGAAGATGTATACCCAACCACGCTTGGTGCTCGATGAGCAGATGCTGTTCCAAGCCATTGAAGAAGAAAGGACAACACGTGAAGAACTTTTGGCGCGACTTAACGTGGACGATGCAACGCTGGCAAGCAACCCTAAATTCGCGGATGTTTTGGCTTCGCTGGGATGTGCAATTCCATACAAGAAGAGCAAGACGACAGGTAAGCAGACACTGGCACTTGCTAAGAATGACGCTATGTTCCAAGCACTACTGCACAGCGACAAAGAAGATGTCCGACTCTTATGCGAAGCACGACTGCGAGTTAAATCTACGACGGAGCGCACACGAGCGCAAAGATTCTTAGACATCTCAAGCCGTGGTCCACTACCTGTACCGCTTGCCTACTACGGTGCGACTACTGGGCGGTGGACAGCAGCCAAGGGGAGCGCGATCAACATGCAGAACCTAAAGCGTGGCAGCTTCTTGCGCAAGGCGATCATGGCTCCTGATGGGTACGCACTGGTCGTGGGTGACTTGTCTCAGATCGAGCCGAGGGTGTTGGCATGGCTGTCGGACTACGACGAGATGCTGGGTATCTTCCGCGCAGGGGTAGACCCCTACGCTGCCTTCGGGGCGCAGATGTTTCGTATCCCTAACATGACCAAGGACAGCCATCCAGAGCTACGGCAGAGCGCCAAGTCAGCGTTGCTTGGCTGTGGGTACGGGCTTGGGTGGGCATCGTTCGCATCGCAGTTGTTAACAGGCTTTCTGGGGGCACCACCTGTGCGGTACGAGGCGACATTTGCCAGACAGTTGGGGGCTAACCAGAAACTTGCAGAAGAGTTTTTGAGTTGGCGGGATACTGAGGCCAAGCTGCGGGACATACCCCACACCTGTAGCTTAAAGGAGTTGGTGTTCCATGCCATCGCAGCCAAGCGCATCATCGACATCTACCGCAAGACCGCCTACCCGGTTGTTTCTTTTTGGGAAATGTGTACAGGCTTGATCGAGCGCAGTCTTTACGGTGGCGAAGAGTTCGTGTATAAATGTCTAATCTTCCGTAAGGGCGAGATCGAATTGCCCAACGGAATGAAACTGCTTTATCCAGACTTACGCATCGAACCAGACGATAAAGGTAGGAGCCAGTGGGTATACGGGCCAGACGCTACCAAGTTGTACGCAGGTAAAGTAACAAACAATGTTACTCAGGCATTGGCACGTATTGTGATGACTGATGGGATGCTGCGGGTATCTAAAAGATACCCTGTGGTTGGCACCGTTCATGATGAACAGATCGCCATGGTGCCGGAGGGAGAAGCCGCTGAAGCCTTAGATTGGGTTTTGGCGCAGATGACTGTGGAGCCTTCATACATGCGGGGGATTCCGTTATCAGCAGATGGTGGTACACACAAGCGGTATGGCATGGCTAAGAACTAAAGGAGAAGTAATTGAATAAAACCAGAAAGCAGAAGTTAGAGTTACCACGCAAGATCAGGGTGGGTAGGAAGCTGTATACCGTTGACATACTGGAGACGATGCTGAAAGACGGTGACATGGCGCGAGTGCATTACGACCGCAACCGTATTGAAGTTGGCAAGAAGAGCGGCGTCACTGGACGGCGCTACTCAAGAAAAGAAATGAACGATTCGTTCTGGCATGAGTTGGTACACGCCATTCTGTATGACATGGATGAGCATCGACTTAACCGCAACGAGAAGTTCGTTACCGAGTTTGCACACAGGCTATCAGAAGCCATTGACTCTGCGAGGTTTGAATGAATAAGGTTGTCTGGTCGCACAGTGCCTTGAAGGATTACGAGGGTTGTGCCAAGCGTTACCAAGAAGTGAGGGTCTTGAAGAACTACCAGTTCAAAGAGACAGAGGCTACCAAGTACGGCACCGAACTTCACAAGGCAGCAGAGGACTACGTGCGGGATGGCACCCCCATCCCAGAGCAGTTCGGCTTCGTCAAGGACACGCTCGATGCATTGGTGGCCAAGCCGGGCAGGAAGCTATGCGAACCCCAGATGGCGCTGACCATTGACTTGAACCCGTGTGGCTGGAAGGATGAGGCTGTGTGGGTCAGAGGTATCGCAGACTTACTGATTATTGATGACGACAACCTAACAGCTTGGATTGTGGACTACAAGACAGGCAACAACAAATACCCAGACCGAGAGCAGTTAAAGCTCATGGCCATGATGGTGTTTGCGCACTTCCCGCACATTCGCAAAGTGAATGCTGCGCTGTTGTTCGTAGTGAAGAATGACATGGTCAAGCTGAGTATGACCGTGGACGAAGCAGAACCAGCGTGGTGGGATTACAGGGAGCGCATCGCTCGTATCGAGCAGGCTCATGCAACAGGCGTATGGAACCCAAGACCTTCTCCACTATGCCCGTGGTGTCCTGTAACCACCTGTGCCAACCATCCAAGGAGTTAATTATGTTTGATTGCGGCTGCAAAGTAGAACACATGAGTATCGATTTCAACAGCAACACCGGTGCTCTGCACGTATCAGAAGGGCAAGCACCCAACATACAACAAACATCACAGGCTTTTATTGCGATAGATAAAACCATAAAGCGTATTGAAGTATACGTGGACGGCGGGCTAGACACGGTGCTTTTGTACCTCCCCGCACACCATTCATGGTTTGCCACTCCCCCAACAAAAGCCTTCTTTGGAGAAATAAAATGACACGCAACTACAAGTCCGAGTACGACAACTACCACGGCAACCCGGAGCAAGTTAAAAACCGTGCCGAGCGAGTCAAAGCTAGGCGCATGATGGAGAAGACCGGCGCTGTTACTAAGGGTGACGGCAAAGATGTAGACCACAAGAAGCCGCTGCGTTCAGGCGGCACAACAACAAAGAGCAACCTCAGAGTTCGCAGCAAGTCAGCAAACAGAAGCGATAATAAATAGGGGAAGTAAATGCAAATCGTCGATAACAAAGCGTTGCTGTTTCGCACTCGCAACCCAGACAAGTATCGAGTAATTCCTAAACATAAAGTACTTAACAGGAGCGCAGATGGTACAGCGGAGATTGCAGTTTATTGGGGACTTGATGAAGCGCGGGTTCTCAAGAACCTTGGCGTCAAAGACGTTCCTTCGCCTATCACTAGGCGGTATAACTGGCCGGGTAAGTACACGCCGATGGCGCACCAGATTGAAACGGCAGCGTTTCTCACTATGCATAAGAAAGCGTTCGTGTTTTCGGAGCCGGGAACTGGCAAGACTCTTTCGGCTCTATGGGCAGCGGACTACTTGATGCAACGTGGGGATGTGCGGCGCTGTCTCATTCTGTGCCCGCTCTCTATTATGCAGTCAGCATGGCTAGGTGACTTGAACAACAGCATCATTCATCGCTCCGCGATTATCGCGCACCACGCGCAGGCTGGTCGCCGTATCGAAATGGTTCAGCAAGACTACGACTTTGTTATTGCCAACTACGATGGACTAAACTTGATTGCTGATGAGGTTATCAATGACGGACGCTTTGATCTTGTTATCGTCGATGAAGCCAACGCATACAAGACCATGACCACCAAGCGTTGGAAGGCGTTGAAGGCTATCGTCGGACCCAACACCCACCTGTGGATGATGACGGGTACTCCAGCATCGCAGTCACCTGCGGATGCGTATGGGTTAGCTAGGTTAGTCAACCCCGATGGTGTGCCTAAGTTCTTCACAGGCTGGCGCGACAAGGTCATGAACAAAGTCACGCAGTTCAAGTGGGTGCCCAAGGCCAGCGCAGCGCAGGATGTTCATGAAGCCTTGCAGCCCGCCATACGCTTTACCAAAGAGCAGTGCCTTGACTTGCCACCAGTACTCACCATGACGCGAGAGGTACCGCTGACACCACAGCAAGCCAAGTACTACAACCTGCTGAAGGAACGCATGATGGTGCAAGCAGCAGGTGAGACCATCACTGCTGTGAATGCCGCTGCCGGGGTATCTAAGCTATTGCAAATATCATGCGGCGCAGCATACACAGATGATAAGGAAGTCATTGAGTTCGATGCTGCCCCACGCCTCTCAGTGCTAGAGGAAATACTGGAAGAGACTTCACGCAAGGTCATCATTTTCGCTCTGTTTCGCAGCACCATCAGTACCATACATACGCACTTGCTCAAAAGAAACATCAGTGCCGAGGTCATCCACGGTGACATCACACCGCCCAAACGCGCAGACATTATTCGACGTTTCCAGACAGAGAAAGACCCACGAGTACTTGTCATGCAGCCTCAAGCAACTGCACACGGTATCACCTTGACTGCTGCGGATACGGTGGTGTTCTTCGGTCCGTTGATGTCTGTTGAACAATATATCCAGTGTATTGCACGGGCTGACCGCAAGGGTCAGGACTCAGACAAAGTCACGGTTATCCACATTCAGGGTAGTCCGATTGAGAAGCGTATGTTTAAGGCACTGGAAGGCAAGGTCACAGATAACACTCTGCTAACGCAGATGTTCAACGCCGAAATAAAAACGTGAAAGGGGGTTGCAAACGAAACTGGTTTTAGGTAATCTGTCAAACGCTAGACAAAATAATAGGAGAAGCAAATGAATGAAACCATCATTCCGCTGGACAAGCTTGCGAAAATTTATCGCAAGATCAAGATGGAGATCGATACGCTGACGCAAGAGTACGACACTAAGTTGGAACAACTCAAAGCACAGCAAGACGAACTTCGTTTCGCAATGAAAGACCAGATGAAAGCGCTTGGCGTCAAGTCGGTCAACACCACCTTCGGTACCGTGTCATTGGTAAACAAAACCCGTTACAACACACAGGACTGGGACTCGTTCAAGAAGTTCATCATCGAGCACGATGTCGTAGACCTGTTGGAGAAACGGATTGCGCAAACCAATATGGCGCGGTTCCTTGAAGAAAATCCGGCGCTTGTACCACCCGGATTAAACGCATACACGGACTTCGAAGTTCGTGTGACTAAACCTACTAAGTGAGAACTCATATGTCCGATCTAACTGTATTCAATCCCGCACAAGTACCCGACTTCGCACGTAACAACGAACTGTCTGAAACCGCACTGGCTTTAACCGGTGGTGGCACTGGTGGTAGCGTCAAGCGTATCTCGATCAAGGGCGGCGTGTTTCGTCTGGTGTCGGGCGGTAAAGAAATTGCTGCTATCGAAGACCGTCACCTCGATGTGATTATCGTCAAGGCCGCACCCAAGGTCAGCCGTATTTTTTACGCTGGTGCATACGATAAGGATGCTGCCGCTGCTGCGCCTGACTGCTGGTCTAACGATGGTGAGAAGCCTGATGCAGGTGCGAGAAACAAACAAGCGCAGACATGCCTGTCGTGCCCACAGAACCAAGCCGGTTCGGGTCAGGGTAATAGCCGCGCTTGCCGTTATCAGCAGCGTCTGGCTGTGGTGTTGGAAAACAACCCCGGTGGTGATGTCATGCAGTTGACGCTGCCAGCGACATCGGTGTTCGGTAAGGAAGACGGCGACAAGCGCCCGCTTCAGGCATTTGCGCGTCATCTGGCCTTGTCCAACCCACCGATCAACCCAGAGCAGATCGTTACCCGCATGAAGTTCGATACCAAAGCGGAGTCGCCCAAGCTGTTCTTTACCCCGGTTCGTTGGTTGACCAATGACGAGTACGCCGTGGTCAAGACGCAAGCTGACAGCACCGATGCAAGCCGCGCTGTTGTGATGACTGTTGCTCAGTCGGATGGCATCAAAAGCCAACCAGCCGCTCTACTTGGCAAACCACCCGTTGTTCAGTCCGAAGACGAAGCCGCCAGCGAGGAAGAAGCTGCCACGGCACCAAAGCCCAAGGCCAAGAAACAAAAAGTGGAAGTAGCCGAGGACGACGAGTCCGAGCCAGAAGTTCGCAAGGATGCTGCGAAGCCATCCGCTGTGCCTGAGAAGAAGGGCAAGCTGGCCGACATCGTGGCTGACTGGGACGACGAGTAAGTTCATGGGGGAAAGCGGATGCTGTGAGTACTGATTGTTAAGTGGGTTGAGTAGGCACACCTGTTCAGGATCAATCAGGCGCCCTGAGCCAAGCAAGGCGACAGACGCAGCGAGTACCCCACCCAATAGCCCAGCCGGAGGTGGCGCTAATAACACCGGCAGCGGGGGCTGGGCATCCTTTCGGAAAGTTTCACAGGCTCAGTGACCCCGCACTTCTAACCACACATAAACCACATGGCCTACTCTCAAAAAATCATAGATGCCGTTGCAGCAGCGCCTAAGACACCGGGCAACCAGCTTGGGCGCTGGGCTATCTATTTAGAATTTCCTGTGACCAAGATTGCATACGTGCTTGGTGTGACACGACAGACTGTTTATAACTGGATGATGGGTAAGACCGAAGTGTTTGTCGGCTACCAAGATCGTGTTGAACTAATGCTAAAGATTATGCAAGCATCTAAAACCGCTGACGAAGCATGGAGAAGAATATGCAAAGAATACAACCTCAAGCCTTGACCGATAAAGAACTCCTGACCGCATCGCTCTTGATGTTTGAACCAGACACGGGTATGCCTGTCGATTTTCAGAAAGAACTTATCCGCCGCTTGGCTACGTTTGTTGAAGCGGCACAGATACGCGCAACAGACTACAAAACGTCAGACCCCAACCAGCTTCCGCTGTTCGACTAAAACAATAAAGGATACCTATGAACCCGCTTGATTTCATGGCGGCGGTTCTCCCACCACCGGGTAACGGGTATTACTGCGTGGCGGAACTGACATCGAAGTACAAAGAGCATGTATACAAAGAGACACTGGGGGAACTTGAGCAGACGCTTGAAAGCTATAAGCTAAATGGTTACGACACGTACTTCGCACTGGGAACATTTAAAAACCCTGATGACCGTACCGCACCCAATGTGGAGATGGTCAAGTGCATCGCTATTGATGTGGACTGTAACCACCCGCTGGACTTGCCGGATGCAAGTGGCGTAATCAAACAGAAGGGCTACCCATCCCCCAAGGCGGGGTTCGAAGCCATCATGGCGTTCATCGATGAGGTCGGACTGTCAGGTCTTGGCCAGCCTTGGTTCGTCCATTCGGGCGGCGGTGTACACGCATACTGGCCGTTGAAAGAAGCTATTCCGAAGTCGGAGTGGAAGCCGGTGGCCGAGCAGTTCAAGCGCCTGTGCTTCTCCAAGAAGCTGGCTATTGACGCGACTGTGACGGGCGATGCCTCACGTATCCTGCGGGTGCCGGACACGATCAATAACGGGGTCAAGAGCGGCAAGAAGGTCAGAGGCGTCACCAACGTGCGCTTCATGAACGAGGGCGACTTGTTCGACATCGAGGACATCAAGGCACTGGTCGCCAAGCATCTGGCTGGTACACCCTACGAGTCCAAGCCCACACCCCCGGCCAACGTGGTCGAGCTTCCCGGCCAACGCCCAACGCTGCCCACAACCACTGAAGCAACCGGCACCAGCGTCAAGCTGTTCGAGAACTCGGTGACTAAGTTTCGCAAGATATTTGATCGTACCAAGCAGGGCACAGGCTGCGGTCAACTCGCATACTACATGGAGAACGCCGAGCAGGATGGCATGGAGCCGCTGTGGCGTGGGCTGCTGTCGATAGCGCAGAAGTGTGAGGAAGCACCCAAGGCTGTTATCTGGCTCTCCCAGATGCACCCGTATGACGAAGACCGGATGAACACCAAGCTGCGGGAGATCAAAGGTCCGTACCCCTGCACTAAGTTCGACTCCGAGAATCCCGGCATTTGTACATCCTGTACACACTGGGGCAAGATCACCAACCCGCTGGCACTGGGGCGCGAGTATGCCGTTGAGGTAGCGCCGAAAGAGATCGACGTGCAGGTGGAGAACGAGGCGTATGCCCGCAAGGTGCTGCGTCCTGAACCACCCAAGGGCTACGCCTATGGCAAGCAGGGCGGGGTGTTCATCGAGAAGGACGATGAGGACGCTAACGGCAACAAGATCAAGCGCCAGATCATGCTGATCCCCTACGACTTGTTCCCTGTGGACATCCTGAACTCCGGGGGCGAACACACGGTACACATGATGGCGATCAGGAACGGCAACCCCAACACCATCACCATTCCCCAGAAGAGTATCGTCAGTAAGGATGAGACCATGAAGCACCTTGCCAACCAGAACATTCTGGCGTCCTTCGGCTCAGGTAACGACAAGAACCTGTACGACTACGTCCGTGCCTGTGTGGAGAAGGTAAGCGTTGAGAAGCGCACAGTCAGTGTGCCCACCAGCTACGGCTGGCAGGAGGACGATACGTTCGTCTTTGCCGGGAAGATATACACGCCCACTGGTCAGATCGAAGTGCCCATGGAAGGGCTGGAGAACATCGTTGCCAACACCAAACCCACCGGCTCAATCGAGCAGTGGCGGGCGGTCATCAACCTGTTCATCCAGAAGAAGATGTGGCAGCACGTATGCATCATGCTGGCCGGGGCAGGGGGTCCGCTTATGCGCTTCACAGGCATTTACGGTATGACGTTTCACTGCGGCTCAACCAACTCCGGTACAGGTAAATCGTTGGCGCTGGAGGCTGCGGCTTCTGTCTGGGGGCACCCGGTGCACTACCGTACCAGTAAAGGTACGTCTCCTGTGGCCATGCAACAGCGCTTGGGTCTCTTGCACAGCATCCCCCTAATAACGGATGAGATCACCGCGAAGAACCGAAAAGACTTTGGGTGGTTCTCCGAGTTCGTACTGGACATGACCAACGGGCGGGGCAAAGAGCGTATGGAGTCTGGCTCCAACAAGGAGCGTATGAACTTGTCCACGTGGATGGACACGGCCATCATGTCTTCCAACACGTACGTGGTGGACTACTTCACAGGCGCTCAATCCCACTCTGCGGAAGGCGAACTGCGGCGTGTGCTTGAGTTTGCAATGAACGATGTACTTACATGGGAACCACATGAGATTGAGATCATTAAGTCGCTGGCGGATAATTACGCGGTCGCAGGGCACATGCTCGTCGAGTATATGGTCCAGAATCTGGACAAGCTTAAAGAGTTGGTTCCGCAAGTAGTGCGCCGTATGTATGGTGAGTACCGTGCTACCAATGACGAGCGTTTCTGGATGGCGGCTATTGGCGCTGCGGTGGCCGCAGGTATTCTGTTTTCCGATGAGCACTGCGGTGCGATCAACATCCCGATGCAGCCTGTGTTGGATACGTTCGGCAGTGCCGTGCGGTACATGCGTAATGCCATCAACACCGGCACACGCTCCGCTGAAGACGTACTAAACTCGTTTACGCAGGAGTACTACGGCAACTTCATCATCGTGAAGTTCAACTCGACTGAAGGTGTGCTGGCAGAGCTTGGCAACGGTGGGGCGATTGATGCGTCTACAACCCGAACCAAGATCATGGGGCGCATCGAGCATGGCGCGACTGTCGGGTTCACGGACTACTACATCGAGGAGCGGTTATTAAAAGCGTTCTGCTCCACCATGAGCTTCGGCTATGCCGACTTCAAGAAGTATTTGGAAGAGCAGTTCATGGTGTCGTATATGCCCAAGAAAGACATGACCGCCAAAACCAAAGGACCACCGATGCGTGTGTCCGTCATGAAGATAACCAGACGTTCCGATGAAGAAGACTTTACAGGTAACGTACCCTTGGTCGCAGCTTAAACGTGGGCAGGGGTTCTTTGTCCCCTGTTTGGATACGGAGGCCGTCATACAAGACGGCCTCCGCAAAGCTTTAGCTCACCGCATCTTCCACGCCAAAGCCAGCGTGGGTGTGAAGAACGGCCTTGTCGGCGTCTGGTTTAGTCGGTGACCGACAGGAACCTTTCAACGTAGTTGTTGCGAATCTTATCGATCTGCTCAACCCGCTTGGTCTTATCTTCTTCTGACATAAACGGATTGGCGATTACATCGCGGCGCAGCTTTGACAAGGTGCCCACCTGCTGTTGCACACTACCTGACAACGAAGCGTAAACAATCTTGTTGCGGTACTCTTCCAAAAACTCACGGGCTTTGTCCCGCTTGCC